AGTCTATCGCGATAATTCCGAGATCCCCGCCGGTCCTGATGCAAAAACCGTTATCAGGGTCTTTGCTCCACTGCTCGATCTCCTCCGGCGTCGTTTCGTGCCTGGTCCAGTTCTGCATACCGGCCACGGCTCCGGTTTTGGTTTTTACCGATGGAACCTTACCGCGGGTATTCGATTTTGTAAGGGCTCCGACGGCGGTTAATTCCGGGTTGCTGACAATAGGCAGCACACGGGAGGTTAAACGGCTGGCTTTTACGAGTTCCCACTCGGACGGCATCGCGCCGTATCTTTTTTGGCTATTGCTCATTCTTTACACCCTCCCCGCAGTTTTTAACCTGGCGGTAAAGTTCCGCTATTTTTGTGTACAACGACAGCCGCGGATTTGAATAGCTTTCACAGCTGAAACGCATTTTATTCACCGTGACACGGTGAACGCCCAGGATTGCAGCCATCTGGCTATCCGTGTAATGGCCTAGATCACGGATCTCATTTAACATATTTGATATCGTATTTTTTTCAGTTTCCATAAAACGGCCTCCCTAGCCGTGTGTAAATTGTAGTAGTTACAATACATTATATTAATCTTACCACATCCGCGCAGAAATAAAAACCGATCGACATCAAATTTTTTGACGCGATGCACATATCGGAAATATATTTGTGCTATGATATCAAGTTGAAAAAATCTATATAACAAACCGCACGGAGGCGCTATGCAGGCAAATAATTCTGACCGACCGGCCAAGAGCCGCATAGTGTCCGCATCCTTTGTCGAGCACCGCCTGAGGGTTATCCTTACACTGTACAAAGGCACATTTGCCAGCGGGTCAAACTCCACCGTGATCGACGATCTAGCCATAAGCGCAAAAATTCAAAAGCTACCAGTCCCGGACTTTGGTAAGGCATCGATCGAGATCACAAATATGCCGCTCGATGATATGGAAAAATTGACAACCCTGGCTTTTCACCCGCTCTACCAAAAGCGCAATTATGTAAACGTTTATGCAGGTGACGACATACACGGTTATACTGAAATATTTGCGGGCAATATCGTACGCGCTGCTGCGGACCTTAACGGCACGCCGGACGTTAAACTTAAGATTGAGGCTCAGGTAGGCTTCTGGGGCCGTATCACTGCGGACGGAGCGACCGCCGTCCGGGGTTCACAGCCCGCCGCGGATTTCATCAGGGGTCAGGTGGAGAAAGCCGGGTTCACTTTTGAAAATCGCGGAGTTACTGCACAGCTGCGCAATTCCGTGTATAACGGATCACCGATCCACCAGGCTATGAAGGCGGCTAAGCAGGTAGGCGCGGAGCTTATCCTGGATGATAACAGGGCAATTCTCATACCTGCGGGCGGAGCGGTGAACACCGCAGGCAATGCGATATTAATTAACAGGGACACGGGACTGCTTAAGTATCCTACTGTTACCCAGAACGGCGTAGAGCTTACAACCGTTTTCAATCCGGCTTTACGTTTCGCCGGTATTTTCAAGCTGGAGACCGAGGTCCCGAAGGCGTCAGGAACCTGGAGAATTATCAAGCTGAGCCATGACCTGAGCGCGAACAGCCCGCGGCAGGGCAAATGGGAAAGTAAGATCACGGGATTTTATCCGCATATGAGCGGAGCAATCGGGAGATTTATCTAGTATGGCCATTGATCAAAACGACAAGCGCGGTTTACAGCGTCCCGGTACCGCTGAGAGCGATTTTAACGAGCTGCAATACAGTATTGAGCAATATCTCAATAACGAGGTTGAGACTGCATGGATAGGCCGAATTGACGGCTGCAGCACAGAAGGCAGCGGCCCGACAGGGACCGCGGATGTTACGCCGATGACCGCGCAGAGCGACGCCGAAGGTCAGGCGTTGCCGATGGTGAGCGTTCCGGCTTTGCCGCACACACGGCTCCAGGCGGGCAAGGTGGGGATCATAATCAATCCGGTTCCCGGCGATCGCGTGGTATGTGTAAGCTGCAAAGGCGACATAAGCACAATTAACCGCGGGACTGACAGCCCGCAGCGCCCTGGATCATTCAGGACCTTTGACCAGTCCGACAGCGTGATCGTGGGAACTTTGCACACTGAAGAACCGACAACGTATATTCAGTTAGAGCAGGATGAAACGATCTACATTAAGGCACCGGGCAAAATCACGATTGAGACCGATGCGGAGGTTATCATTAAGAGCACCGGACCGGTAACGATTGATGCACCAAAGGTTAAAATCACCGGCACGCTGGAGGTGGGATCTATAACGAGCTCCGGCGGCGTTTCGATTGATACATCGAATGTTAGCATGACCGGCGATCTCAATGTTACGGGAAATGTAAACGCCGGTGGGCACATTCACGGCAATTAGGAGCGGCATATGGCAGACGTAAAAGGACACACACTGATGCTTGATCCGGATGAGTGGGATCTAATTCTTGACGACGGCGGGCAGATCGTCGATACCTCCGGCGCTTACGGCATAGCGCAGAATGTTGCCAATGCGGTGAGGCTTTTCACTGATGATGCGTATTATTTCCGCGATCGCGGCATCCCACATTTTACTTTAGACCTGGGGCGTAAACTCAATAAACGTATGATCTGTGCGGAGTATGAGAGTGCGGCCGTGGGCGTTGACGGTGTGCTGAGCGCGAATTTGCTTGACGTTACCCTGGCGCATGGAGGCGTCGCGGTAACGGGTGAGCAGTTAACAGATAGAACATTAACAGGCGATCTTGAGATCGTCACAGAGGACGGGGAGGCCGTAAATGTTGCATTTTGATCCGGCAACCGGCTTTTATGCCGATGATACCGAGACAGTTCGTGCGGCGGTTGCTGCGGACTGGGTGGCCGCTTTTCACAAAGATGGCCAGGTGGACCTGAACACCGATCCGGAGACTCCGGCGGGCCAGCTGATTGACAGCCAGACCGCTGCAATAACTGAAAAGGATACAGAGCTGCTTTATCTGTGCGATCAGTTTGACCCGGCAAAAAATGAGGGGATCTTCCAGGATGCGATCGCAAAAATCTATTTTTTAAGCCGCAAAGCGGCCACACCTAGCACCGCCAAAATCGCAGTGCGCGGGTTATCCGGAACCGTGATCCCGGTGAATGCGCAGATTATGAGCTCCGCGGATGACACAATATGGCAGAATGTTGCCGCATTTACAATCGGCGCCGATGGTACCGGATCGGGGGTTTTCCGGTGCACAACAGAAGGTTTGATCTCCGCCGCGGCGGGAACTTTAACCCGCATAATGACCGTTGTCGCAGGGTGGGATACGGCCACAAATGAACACTCCGCAACCGTCGGAACTCTGGAGGAGAACCGCGGGCAGTTTGAGCTCCGCAGGTATTCATCCGTGTCCCTAAACTCACGCGGTACCGCCGCAAGCGTTTACGCCCGAATAATGCAGCTTGATGATGTGATCGGCTGCGTTGTACGTGAAAATAAAACTAATCAGCCAAAGGTGATTGACGGCGTGACCCTGAGCCCACATAGCGTGTATGTGTGCGTTTTAGGGGGCAATGACGGTGCTATCGCTACTGCTATGTATCGGACAGTTTCTGCCGGATGTGACACAAACGGCACAACGGATTACCTGGTCGAGGATGATACAACCGGGATCAAAGAGATGATCCATTTCCAAAGGCCGACGGATGCAGACATAACGATCCGGCTTAAGTTCCCGGATGCTGCGGGCTTTTCCGCGGATGACCTTGCGGCTATCAGGCAGGCAGTTTTCAATAATTTTTACGGTGAAGACCCTACCGAGGTTGACGGGTCAATTATGGCAAGACCGCTGATGGGCGATACAATCTACGCCCCGCGTTTCGCAATTAGTGTGCAGAATGCCGGATATACCGATCTGCTTGATGTTGACCTCGCGAAAACCGGGGGAACCTGGTCCGATGCGCTCCATGTAAGAATTGATGAAAATCCGGTTTTAAGTCTGGCGGACATTGTGATCGAGTAGGGGGCAAAATGAGTATACCGGGATTTTTTGACGCGTCGGATTTTGATATATTACGGGTAATTCAAAGCCAGTACGCAGGCAGTCCGCGCCTTAAATCGCTGACAGTTACCTGTTGGAGCCTTCTCAATCCGGAAAGTTCGATCGGGTTGATGTATGAACACATGATCGACCCGTGGACCGCTGACGGTGCCGGATTAGATGTGTGGGGCCGTATTGTGGCGACTGCACGGCGAATTTATGCCGCCGGTGAGAGTGTGATTCTTGATGACTACACATATCGCAAATATATTTTTGTCAAAGCACTTTTTAACCTGACTAACTCCAGTCTTCACAGTATTAATTTTTTCTGCGGGCAGCTCATTTCCAGCGGTGTGCGGGTGCTCCATACTGACACAATGGTCTTGACTGTTCTCGTAACCGAGATCGTTGACCCGCAGGCGCTGCAAGCGTTCCTCAATCTCCGCTGGAGTCCTACAGGGGTAGGCGTAAAAATTTATTATGTGCTGGGACCGGTTTTTGGCTTTAATGGCTCCGGGCTGCATCCGTTTAACCAGGCACCTTTCGTGAATGGCGGCCCGCAGGATCTTGATGTTTAACCCTTTATAGGAGGCTTATATGGCTACAACTGAGCCACAAAAGTGGAGCGCTACACTGGGCGCGAGCGCAGATGTAAACACATTACCGGAGACAACTCCGTCCGGTTCCGGCAGAGCGTCTACCAGCGGACTGTTCCCACCGGTTACCCAGTTACCGCTCGACCAGGGCGGTATCGCGCCGGAGCGCGGCGATTTTAACGCGCTTTTTAAGTATCTGGGTGAGTATTTGTTCTATCTTATGCAGGGCGGCATGTTCTCGTACTCTACCGATTACGACTACACCGCCGGCAACCTGGTGATGCATGAAGGTTCGCTCTACCTTTGCATCGCGGCAAACGGTCCGGGATCCGCCGTCAAATACCCGACCGATGCGGACTACTGGCGCCAGCTGGCGCTTACAAGCCAGCTCCCGATCGTGAATAACGGCACTTTGACCATTCAGCGCAACGGGTCAAATGTTGCCACATTCAGCGCCAATCAGGCAGGAAATACGACCGCAAATATCAGTGTGCCTACAGTGAACAACGGCACTTTGACCATTCAAAAAAACGGGACAACCGTCGCTACTTTCAGCGCTAATCAATCGGGTAATACGACCGCAAATATCACCGTTCAGTCAGCCGCAGGCGTTTTCGACGTGGGCTCTACGGTAATTCGTGCGGCTCCTACCACCGAAAACTTAAACTATGGCGTTCTTACAAGTCATGGGTACTTTCATGACTGGTGCTGTGACTCAAAAGGAGGCGCTATTTGGATGGCAGATCCGGTTTACATGCCCGGAACTTGGGTAATTTGTTGCGGTAACGGTAACCCTGGGCTCATTCGCGGCGCAATAATGAGGAGAATAGCATGATTGAATATAGAAACTTGTACTGGGACGCCCCAGATCATTCACGTATGCAGGCTGAAATAAAGCATCCTGATTTTGGCTGGATCCCGTATTGCTGCATGGAGGGCGACACCGGGATAGGCGCTGAGCTGTGGGCGGCCCGCGCGTATCTGGATATTGAGGAATGGAGAGATCGGCGCGATCTTGAGCAGACCCGCGGTGAAAAAATTGTTGAGATTAACTCCGCAAAAAATTACCAGCTCAATAACGGCGGCCTGGAGTATGAAGAGGATCTTTTTGCTTATGATGATAAGGCCCTTCTGCGCATCTCGGGCACAATCCTGGACTGGCAAGATCAGATCTCCCGCGGCACTGTGCAGCCTGGGGACATCATCCAGCCGTGGATCTCAAAAGCAAACCGTGTACACCCACTCAGTTATGATCAGCTGATTGAGCTTGCAAGGCTTTTACGGCAGGAAGTACAGAGAATTGTGTTTTACGGCACTTATTTGGAAAAACTTGCTCAGGCTGCTACTACACTTGCGGAACTTGACGCCATCGTTTGGGATTACGGCGCAGCGAGCGCATCCGGCATTATCGACAGACTGATCGCCGGAGGTAACCAGGATGCTTGAAACAGTGGATAGCTTATTGCCGAAGTGTTACAACGCGATCGCTTTTGCCGGCGGGGCGGTCGGCGGTGCGGTTGCCTTTGCGGTAGGAGGCATTGATGTGGCAGTGCAGTGGCTTTTTGCCTTTGTGGCCGT